GGTGGTGGCCATGCGTCAGGAACCCATCCATGAGGATTGCGTCGGAGCGTAGTGCCTTTGCGGCGTTTTGTCGACACGCGCGGTGGACGCCACGGGGAAGGCAAAGGTGACGCAGATCGCGTCGGCGGCGTCGGGGCTTTGCAGCCCTCTGGCGCGCATGTCCTTCTTGCTCTCCAGAAACATCGTCCCCCGGCTGTCAGGCTTGACCAGAGGCGAGATCAGGTCGCTCTTGAGCAGCCGGTCGGCGGGGATGGAGGCCGTCTTGAGCCAGTCGCGCATCGCGCCCCACATCTCGGCCCGCTTGTTGCCCCACATCAGCGGCTGCCTGCTGCGCTGCCCGAAGTTGACGCCACGGACCTGCTTGTAGCGCTGCTCCTTGAGCCGGTCGACCACGCCGCCGCCCACGCCGCCCTCGTCGACGACGACCAGCGCGGGGTTGTGCTCCTCGATCGCCTCAATGACCCGGCCCACCACCTCCATGGTGTCCGCGCCCCGGTGCCGCTTGATGCTCAGGATGTCGCGGCCCTTGCGCACCGCAATGACGGTGGCGTCCGACCCGAACCGTGCCGGGTCCACGCCGATGATGATGGGCGCGGTCGGATCTTTCTGCGGCGTGCGCTCCATGGCGTCGTCGACCAGACTGCTGGAAATGAACTGGTCGTCGCTCTCGTTGGGGAAGACCCCGTAGACCTCGACGTGCGCCTGGGGGCTGTCAGCCCCGTATTCGTCGATGATGCGCTCGTAGACCTTCTGGTCGGTGCCCTCGACGGTGCGTGCGTCCACGATCGTGGTCGACCAGAAGGCTCGGCGGGCATGGAACGCCTCGTAGAAGTAGCCGGTGTTGCGGCGCGGGTTGGAAAACGCGAACCAGAAGCGGTCTGGCGTGTTCTCGGTGAAGAAGCCGTCCGTGACCGACCAGATCGCGTCCGGGATGCCGCTGGCCTCGTCGAAGATGACCATGACGCCGTCGTAGTTGTGCGTGCCGGCGTAGGCGTCGGGGTTCTCAGCCGACCAGAGCTGCGCGTGCGCTGCCCAGAGGCGGGTGTCGCGGTTTAGATCCGCCTCGACGAGGGTCGTGAGCCACTTCGCCATCGTGATCCGCGTCGCAATCGGCTCGAACCAGTGCCGGTTGATGGCCATGGAGGCCCATTTCGTCACCTCCGGCCAGGTTTTCGTCGTTAACTGCGCCTCGGTGTTGGCCGAGACGATGGTGGTGGACCCGATCCGGGTCGTCAGCATCCACAGCACGAGCCAGGAGACCAGCGCGGACTTGCCGATGCCGCGCCCGGAGGAGACGACCTTGCGGAACATGTCGAAGTCGAGCTTGTTGCCGTTGCTTTTGATGTGGTCGGCCAGTTGTTGCAGCAGGTCGCGCTGCCATTTGCGCGGGCCGGTGAACTTGGCGAGCGGCGTGCCCTGCTGTCCCCACGGGAAGGTGAACATGACGAACGCGAGGGGGTCGTTCTTGATGCGCGGCGACCACAGTTGGGCCATCAGCGTCGTTTCGTCCTCGGCAGAGAACTTAGTCGATTGCAATGGCTGTTCCCTCGATCACGCGCGCGTTGGCCATCTCCAGCGCACGGGTGATGCTGATCTTCTCGTTGACCTCGACGTCGATCTGCTGCTTGGCGACCCAGTCGTGCCTGTGCTTGAGCAGGTCCAGCGCCACCTTGGGGTCTTTGCCGTGGGTGGCGGCGTCGTAGAGCACTTCCGCAAGCGCCGCCTCGCCGTCTGCCGCGCCCTTCTCCTGCGCCAGCTCGACCAGCGGGTCCATCTGTTGGAGCCGGCGGAAGTCGGAGGGCTTCATGCCTGCGGCGTAGGCGATGCGGTCGCCTTTCAGACCTTTGCGTGCCGCCTCGTAGACAGCCGTCAGCCGCTGTTCGGTGGCCTGGAGCGTGAGCGGCTCGTGGGTGAGGGACAGGAAGCTCATGGCGTGGATGCTAGACTATTTCTGCAAAAATAAAAATCGTTTTTGGACGGTCCCTAACGCATTCGCCTTTCGCTCGGCCCTCCCCCTCCCTCCTCAAGCGAGCGGTCGCCGGCTATCGGTCAAAGCGACCCCCTTTCGCCAGCGTAGCAGCTCCAAGCCTAGCAGCGAGCGCGCTTGGCGTGTGCACATATCGGCCTAGCAGCGGAGGCGCATACGTTGTGACCGGTCGGCTAGGCAATGACATTGCCTAGAATGTTTCTAGGTGATGCGTCAATGGGGGGGTTGACACTATGGCGAATGTGCTATTTAAGACAGGGCAAGGCACTAACGCCTAAGAGGGAATGACAATGACTGACACAGATATGGCGCGCCTCTGGGCAGAGAATGACGCGAGACTGGGCGGCAAGTTTGTTTTGCTCCGCCTTGGCGGATGCAAGGCCGACGCGGACGGCGTTGACGGGCTGCAGAGCGCCGCCGACGCGGAGTTTTTCACCGTTTACGGCGTTGACGCGGACGGGATAGCGTCGGCGATCGTTGACGCGGACACACTGGCGGAGGGCGAAGCCGCCTTGGCGCGCCTTGCCGCGTCGCTTGACGTTCCGTCGGAGCGTTGCCGCTTTCTGTAAAATCGCCGCCAAGGGCCGCTAGAGCGCATCTAGCGGCCTAGGCGGTCTACATACCAAACGGGCGCGGGATGCGCTCATACGAGAGGGAAACGAGACATGACGACGGAAACAACCTTGCGGCAAATGCAGCAAACCCGCGCGGACGACTTGTCAGGGCGCAACGGGATAGCCCGCTACTTTTGGGAGGCGACCAAGGGCTATGCAGCGTTCAATCTGGAAGCGGTGCACACGGGCAACGCCAAGCGCATAGTGCGCAAGGTCCGTAATCAGCACGGAACGTCCTACACGTTCACGGACGGGACCCGGCTTTTCATCACGCGCGGCAACCCGCAACGCCAAAGGGTTTACGACGCGCGCGGATATGGCATAGCCGCAAGGCCGGGCTAACCCTAGCCCAAACCGCCAAAAACAGACGGCCCGCGATGCACTCGCGGGCCGTTTGCGATTGTCATGGCGATTGTCACGCCAAAATCGCTCTCTGGTCATACAGTGACTGGGTTTAGTCTCTCCGATTGTCATATTGTCATAGAGAAATAAGTCCAACTTGCTGCCAGCTACACGGCTAGGATTTATACCCGTATAATATTACTTTTCTAACTAACTCTTCCATTCCGATGACAATATGACAATCACACGGCGGCAAACAGCCGCGCCGTATGACGACAGGCGATTGTCATCGCGGCCGCCACGGATGACAATCCGCGACAATATCGGCCCTTGGCATGACAATCCGCGCCAACCGCTCGCCACAATCGCGCCACAATTTCGCCGCAATCGTAAGTGTGCTTTGAAAAGCCGCAACCGACAGGCGAAAGTTTGGCGTCCTAGCAGATTTGCGTGACAATAATTTCCGCCTCCGTTTCCGGTTAGGCGTAGGCCTACGCCTAACGAGAAAAAGACGCCGCGTCAAGGGGCGAAAAGAGCTGTTGACACCTATGGCAATGATGCTAGGTTAGCGTCACCGATCACGGAGAACCGCCATGCATATCGACTGCACACCCTTCCCCGCCACCCGCATTTTCTGGACCGCTCGCAAGACGCGCGACGGCTTCCGGGGTGTCGTCACCACGGTTGAGGCGTCCGCGTGGTCGCCAGCCTCTTGGGCGCGCGGTCGCTTTGTTTCCGACATCACCCGCCCGTCGCGCGCCGACGCTATCAGCGACGCCGAGACGGCGGCCCGCGAGGCCGCCCGCACCGGTTACGTCCCCATGTTCTGACCGCTTGACACCCCTAGCAATCCTGCTAACGTCACGTCACCAACCGATCACACACAAAGGCTCACACCATGTCCGACATCATCACCACAGACGACATCATCGACGTCCGCGACATCATCGCGCGCGTTGAGGTTCTTGAGGCAATCGACGGCATTGAGGACGCGATAGCCGCGCGCGACGAAAACGACGACGCCAGCGAGCTTGTGGACCTCCGCGCGCTCTTGGCCGATCTGGAAGGCGCGGGCGGCGACGAACAATGGCGCGGGGACTGGTATCCGGTGACGCTGATCCGTGACGACTATTTCCGCACTTACGCGCAAGATCTGGCGGAGGACATCGGCGCGATCGACGCCAACGCCGCATGGCCCGCCCGGTGCATTGACTGGACACAGGCCGCGCGCGAGCTGCGTATGGACTACACGTCCGTCACCTACGCCGGCATCACCTACTG